GCCATGTACCGAGAAGCCGAGCACGCGCTTGATCAGCACATCGACCGCCCGACGCCCTATACCGCGCGCGGCGTCAAGCTGTTCAAAGCCCGCGCGGATCGCCTCGACGCCGAGCTGTTTATCCAGCCCGACCAAGCGAAATACCTCAAATACGCCATTGAGGGCGGGCGCATCCCGACCAACCTCAAGCCCACCCGTGCCACGCGACTCAACCAATACGGCAACATCCCCGGCATGCAGCGCGGCCTAGAAGGCATCAAGGGCCGCGCGCGCACCAAGTTCATCGGCGAGATCAACGGGATATTAGGCGTCTGGCAGCGCTACGGCCGCGGCGGCACCAAGCTCAAGCTACTAGTCAAAGTCGAGCGCGACGCCCCCCGCACCGCACGCCTGCCCTGGTACGAGACCGCCGAGCGTGTCGCATCCCGCCGCCTGCAACGCGACATCGGCGTCGCTATCGGCCGCGCGCTGCAAGCGGGGCGGGTGTGATGCGCGCGCCATTACCCCCGCCGCGCTGCATCGCTATTGATGTCGATGGCACGCTGATCACCAATGGCCGGATCAATCAAGCCCTGGTTGATTACGCGCGCGGTGCCGCCGAATCAGGATTCGACATTCTCATTTGGTCAATGCGCGGCCGCGTCCATGCCGAGCGCGCCATGCAAGCCACCGGCTTAACCGACGTTGCGCGCGCCATCAGCAAGCCAGGCCTGATCATCGATGACCAGGGCCTAACCTGGCTGCGTCACGTCCGCACCACCAACCGAGTGCCACGGGTCCTTTCCACGGCCTGAGAGCCGCAGGTTCATGTCGCGCGGCATCGCGCTAGGGATAGACAAAACAGTAGGTTAAAAGCATGGGTAAGTCAGGGTAAACAATGGCTGCTGTCTCGCTAATGACGCAATCGGAATATGCCCGCCATCGCGGTGTTTCCCCGGTGTCCGTGCATAAGGCTATCAAGTCCGGCCGGATTACGACCGTTGATCGCGACGGGCAAAAGATGATTGACCCCGATGTGGCGGATATCCAGTGGGAGAAGAACACCAGGAAGCGGTTCCAGGATGCTGCGGTTGTGGTGGAGCAGCAGCAGGTTGGGCCAGATGACGATGCGCAGGACGCACCCTCTGGTGCCATGGTCTATGACATGGCCCTGGCGCGCGCAAAACGCGAGCACCACGAGGCGAACATCAGCGAGATGAAGGAGCGGGAGAAGGCCGGGACGCTGATCGACCGTGCGCGTACCAGAAAGGGCGCGATTGATATCGCCTCTGAGCTGCGTCTGGCGCTCGAGCAGTTGCCTAGTAAGCTCTCCGGACGGCTGGCGGCAGAGTCGGAGGCCTCGGTGGTGCGAGAGGTGTTGGCTGATGAGATCCGTGGTGCGCTAGCTGAAGCTGTCGCACGATTGCGTAGGCTGTCATCAAGGGAGAATGACGATGGGCGCCGCGGAACGACTGCCTGACTTTCTGTTGCCGTGCGGCTACCTGGAGCTGGTCGACGCGTTTGGCGATGGACTGACGCCTTCACCGCCTGTGGTGGTGTCTGAGTGGGCGCAGAAATACCGGCGACTATCTTCCAAGGAAAGCCCCAAGCCTGGCCGCTGGGACAACGAGCTGGTGCCCTTCGCCGTGGAGATCATGGATGTCTTGAGCCCTATGCACCCGGCGCGGCGCGTGGTGTATCAAAAATCTACCCAGATCGCGGGGACTGAGACGGGCAATAACTGGGTCGGCTGCGTTATAGCCACCCAGCGCTGCCCGATGATGGTGGTCGAGCCGACATCTACCTTGGCCGAGCGCTGGTCCAAGCAGCGCCTGGCCAGCATGATCGACGCGACCCCTGTGCTATGGGAGAAGATCAAGCCCGCGCGCTCGCGTGATAGCGGCAACACTACACTGCTGAAAGAATGGCCTGGCGGGCTGCTGATCATCGCTGGGGCAAACTCTGCGGCTGATCTGCGATCCATGCCCGCGCGCTATCTGTTCGCGGACGAGGTGGACGCGTATCCGGTCGACCTCGATGGCGAGGGCGACCCGCTGTCGCTGGCCGAGGCGCGACTTGGCACCTTTGATGACCGCAAGGTTTTCATCTGCTCCACGCCCACGATTGAAAGCCTGAGCGTGGTGCATAAAGAGTATCAAGCCAGCGACAAGCGCCGCTATTACGTCCCCTGCCCGCACTGCGGGCACGAACAACCGCTGGAGTGGGACCACCTCTCATGGCCTGACGGCGAGCCGCACAAAGCCGCCTATCGCTGCGATGCGGAAGACTGCGGCTGCTTGATTGAAGAATCCCACAAGCCCGCCATGCTCGCCGCCGGGCGCTGGGTTGCTGAAAACCCTGCCGGCTGGACAGAGCAGCGGCCCGAGGCCGGCGCCATCGGCTTTGCCATCAACGCCCTTTACAGCCCCATCGGCCTGGGCGCGCGCTGGGGCGAACTGGCCGCCGAATGGGAGCGCAAGAAAGCAGACCCGCTGCTGGTCAAAACCTTCACCAACACCAAACTCGGCATCTGTGTGGCGGACCCCGAGGAGAAGCTCGACTGGGAAGAGCTCAAGCACCGTGCGGAACCCTACGACCTGCGCACCATCCCCCCAGGCGCCCTCGTCTTGACGGCCGGTGTCGATGTCCAGGGCGACCGCTGGGCAATCGTCATCCTTGGCCATGGTCGCGACGCGCACCGGTGGATTCTCGACTGGATCGAGCTGCCGGGCGACCCGACCAACGCCAACGACTGGCGCATCCTCGATGACTACCTCTCCGAGCCTATCATCAACAGTTATGGCGTCCCCATGCGCCTAAGCGCTGTCTGCATCGACTCCGGTTATTTACAGGATGACGTGGTCAACTTCACCCGCTTGCGCGAGGGGCGAGGGATTTTCGCCATCAAAGGCGCCAGTCAGCGAGGCAAAGCCGTGATCGGCAGGCCGAGTAAGGTCGATGTGACGTGGCGCGGGGTTGTCCATAAACAAGGTGCCAAACAATGGCAGGTTGGGGAAGACACCGCCAAGATGCAGCTCTTCCAGATGCTCAAAGCCGACCGCCGCGCGGATAGCCATGAAAGCCGCCGTATCCACTTCAGCCACAAGCTGGATGACAGCTTCTATAGCCAATTTACCGCTGAGGTGTATGACCCAAACAAAGGCAAGTGGATTAAGACCCGCCAGCGCAACGAGGCGCTTGACTGCTATGTCTACGCAGTCGCTGCCGCCATGCACCCAAAGATCCAGCTCCACCGATGGACCGATGCGCGCTGGGCACGGCAGGAGTCGCTCGTGCAGCCGAGTAATGGAGACTTGTTTTCTGCACCGGCGGCGGCTTCGCCTGCTGGAGCAGCCCCGCGCGAGAAGACCGGTAAGCGCCCCCCCAAACGACCCACCGCGCAAGGCTACGCACCCGATGGCTGGGGCCTCTGACTCTGATGACCTGATCAATCTGATCCTCGCCTCGGCCCGCGCTGCCGCGCTGACCGAGGGCGTGTCAGATCGTGCGGCGGCAACCATTGCGCGGGCCATCACCGCGCGCGTGCGCGCCATCTATGGCGGCCAGCGAGTCTACATCTGCGCGCAAGATCGCAGCGAGCGCGAACAAGCGGTGCTGCGCGACCTGCAATCCGGCAAACCGCCCGCCGAGATCGCCAAACGGCACAACGTGCACCGCTCCACCGTCGCGCGCATTCGCCGCCGCGCGTCAGGAATGGGGCCAGAGGAATGGGTGCTGTGATACCCCTGCTGTTGCATTTTTGCCTATTTTTGCAACACCAAGTGCGCCATGCTTAGTCCATGGCCTACACCCAAGATGACCTTGACGCCCTTGACCAGCGCATCGCCACCGGCGAGCTGAGCTGGGCGATTGACGGGCGCCGCACCGAATACCGCTCCCTAGAGGAGATGATGACGCTGCGCGCCTTCATCGCGCGTCAGCTCGAAGCCGCATCCACCCGCGCCCCGCGTCCGCGCTATCAAGTCGCCGTCTTTGCTGATGATTAGCGCACTTATCAGGGCCATCAGCCCCGAGTGGGCACTCAAGCGCGAGCAGGCCCTGCGCGTGCTCGCCTATTACGAGGCTGCCCGCCCCAGCACCCAGCGCAAGCAACGCAAAGAGCGCAACAGCGCCTCGGTCGCCGTGCGCAATGCCGGCACATCCATCCGCGAGCAAGCCCGCCACCTCGAGCAGAACCACGACCTCAGCCGCTCCGTGCTGCGCGTGATGGTCAACAACACCGTCGGCGCCAACGGCATCGCCGTTGAGCCAACGCCACTGCTGCCCGATGGCGAAGTCCACGAAGACCTCGCCCGCCAACTGCTCGAGCTTTGGGACGCTTGGGGCGAAGCGCCCGAGGTCACCCGCCAATTCACCTGGCCCGCCGTGCAACGCATCCTCGCCCGCACCAAATACCGCGACGGCGAAGCCTTCAGCCGCTACATCACCGGCGCCGTACGCCACAGCACCGACCTCCCGCTCAGCCTCGAACTGCTCGAGCCCGACCACTTCCCGATCGGCTACGACAGCCAGCACAACGGCCGCCGCATCCGCGACGCCATCGAACTGAACGGCTGGAACCAGCCCGTTGGCTATTGGGCCTACCGCGGCCACCCCGGCGAATGGGACGGCACCGCCCGCTCACTGATGCAACTGCAGCGCATCAGTGCCGACAACATCCTGCACTTAGCCCTGCGCGACCGCCTCCACCAGCGCCGCGGCATGAGCGTCTTCGCCAGCATCCTACAGCGGCTCGACGACCTCAAAGACTACGAGACCAGCGAGACCATCGCGGCCAAGGTCGCCGCCAGCATGGGCGCCGCCATCAAGAAAGGCACGCCGGACCTCTACGCCGTCGACCAAGCCGAAGACGGCAGCGACGATCCGCGCGACATGCGCTTCAGGCCCGGCATGATCTTCGATGACCTGCTTCCCGGCGAGTCCATCGAGATGATCGGCAACAACGGCCGCCCCAACACGCAGATGATGACCTTTCGCGATAGCCTGCTCAAAGCCGCCACCTCAGGCGTTGGCGTCAGCTCCTCCACCGTCACGCGCAACTACGACGGCAGCTACAGCGCCCGCCGTCAAGAGCTGGTCGATTCCTGGGTGGATTACGCCGTGCTCAGCCAAGACCTCGCCGCCGAACTGGTGCGCCCCGTCTACCGGCGCGTCATCAACACCGCACTCGCCACCGGCCAACTCACCCTGCCGCGCGACGTGACCCCGCAGCGCGCCCTGCAGGCCATGTACCAGCCGCCGGTGATGCCCTGGATCGACCCCTACAAAGAAGCCAGCGCCTGGGAGAAGCTCGAACAAGCCGGCCACGCCAGCGGCCCCGAGATCATCCGCAAGCGCGGCCGCTCCCCCGCCGACGTGTTCCGCGAAGAAACCCTCTGGCGCAAGCAATGGCGCGATGCCGGCGAGCAGATCAACGCCGACCCGGCCGAACCTGACCAAACCATGATGGAAGACGCCCCATGACCACACTCACCCTAGACGGTATCATCGGCTGGGACATCGAAGCCCGCGACATCCGCCGCGCACTGGCGAGCGCTGGCGACCAGCTCAGCCTCGAGATCAACTCCCCCGGCGGCGATGTCCACGAAGGCATCGCCATCTTCAACGCCCTGCGCGACTACAAGCGCAACGGCGGCACCATCCGCGCCACCGTC